ACACTTTCGTGAAGGGGCGAACGAACTCTCTACCAAGAGTTGCTAAGGAAAGCGTGAGGACCGAGCTAAGGTTGTCTCACGCTTTTTAGTATAGTCGACATTTCAAAGAGATGTCAATGCCTTTGACGCTATCAAGCATCATTCGATAGGCCGTTTGTTGCGGAATGTCGTCTTGCCCATTCAAGGGCGCGAGCACGTACATCGTCATCAATTGATGCATTAACAATTCCTCGTCCAGCATCAGGCGCGATTTCAGTTTGCACGCTGGTGGGCTTTTCTTCGGCAGGTTGCTCATCGCTTGGCACAGTCGGTTCGGTTTCTCGTACGGCTCCCGGTGGCAGTCCGATGTGCTTGGTTGTTGCGACGGTGAGGCCAACGTTTGCAATGGCCAGAATGCCAATTGCAATATCAGCACAAGTTTGCATATCAATCCCGAAGTCATAGCCGAATGCCTTTCCCAACTGCACAATAGCGAACAGCAATGCTGCAATGGCATTTGCCGAGATTTGATGTAGCTTCCACTTCGCAGGGTCTGCAACGGACTTACCTGCTTCAAAGACTGAATACAACGCTTTCAATTTATCCCACATGATTTTTCCTCAACTCTTCTAGAGTGTGCCCCGCTTCTTGCAGATGGGCGTACTCTTTGAAAGAAGCCCAGTCTCCGGCGTATTCCAGTCCCAAACTCTTCCCAATCTCCCCACACTTTACGAACGTCTTGATGTCATTCCACACAGCTTTGCCGCCTACAATCGGGCAGAAGTCGAACGCAATGCGATAGTTGTGGTATGAATAGCCAGCTTTTGCATTCGTCACAATCGGACCCTTCGTTGTCCGTCCTTGCGCGTACAAAGCGTTCTGACTCTCAAAATCCCTGTACGTCGATGTAATGATCACATCAATGCCGTGCTCTTTACATTTTTGAATGAACTGTTCACACTTAACTTTCATAGCTGGTGTGAGGTCATCCAATGATCTGCTGTTTATCATTTAGTGCTCCTTCTGGTCGATCATCTTATTAAGACGTTCCTCTAGCCGATCAAGTCGCATGTCAAGCTTGGTGCCATACGCCTCAAAAGCTTTATTGATGTCTCGCAGAGCTTCTTTCAGTTCTGTACTAGATGCATAGGTTTCGGCCACATGTACTTTGTACGTGGCAAGGTCGTTCTCCACCTTCTCCGCTTTCTTTTTTGTCTCTGTAAGATTTGCCCACAGCACGGCGCACAGAGCACCCAGTAGCGCTTGCACTGGCCCCAACAACATGTTAAAATCCATATTAATCTCTTTCTACAAATTGTAAGGAGTAACCTTTTGCAAGAGCATTCTTAGCCACTGCCGATGGCGTACAATGCCCTCCAAGATCAAGTCCCGAAAGACGACGCATTGCAATGGTGATCTCTGCACAAAACCAGTTTTCCGACCCGCCTATTTCTATAAGGTCGAAGTAGCCTTCAACAGCCTCTAGCTTAGAATAAGGCTTTCCGATTTGAGAAAGTCCGTACTCTTCTTCTAGTGGAGTCATAGGCTTATCTGCCACAGACACCCAGTAAAACCCTTGTGTGGCATACTTCTCAAGACTGCTAACCGTGACAGCAGGTACAACAGACTCGATTGTGCACGGCTCTCCGTTGTGGAGGTAGGCAACACACACATGACTAAATTCCGATTCTGTGGCTATACGAACGACCTGACTTTCGATATCAGATAGCGTATTCCACTCTCGATGCGAAACAAAAATCAAATCACCACTTCGACAGACCTCTTTAAACTCAGAATATTTCATAGGGCACCCTTATTAGATTTCTTCCACATCTAGCTTAGCAGCCATAAAATTGAAGTACGGCGTCAGCATCGCAGTGTTCGTAGACAACCTCCCGTACAACATGTGAGCCTGCTCTTTCTTGGCATCTGGGCTGTTTGGGAAGAGACTCAGGAACACAGGCTTAACCATGCCATTGTTGTACAAGATAGACCACAAAGCTGCCCTATCATTAGCATCCAAAGATGGCATAGAAATAGATTGCTTGCGGAATCTTGGCTTCACCGTAACACGCATATCCCCACTGTATGTGCGGGACTGCTCGCTCATGTCATTCATTGTCATTGTTGTGTTACCCTGCTCCGCCCCAACTACAGATTCCCAATAGTTTCCGATGATAAGTCGTGCAGCTTCTACATACCCTTGAGCATTGCCTGCGTCAGAAATAGTGATAACAATCTTTTGCGCTGTTACGCGCTGAGCAAACCAGCAGCGGGCATAAATCCCACCGCCATACGCAAAATAATTGACACCTCTATTAGTTGCCACTCCGCCGTTTGACGCCGTTATAGATGTAGAGTACACTGGTGTTGTGTCTCCACTATTTGTGTAAGCATCCACTGAGATAGTGCCGTTGTCTGTACAGTTAGTGAATGCAAACATAACCCCACCTACGAGTTCCTGAGAAGGCCAAGAGGCTGTGATCGTGAGGGAGGTTGTGGTAGACCTGCAAATATCCGACTTTAAATCTGTTGTAAGCTTAGTTACATCAAGTCCTGTAGCTGTTGCTGTGGAAGAAAGGGTTGCCCTATCTGCCGCATTGTCATAGATAACTCTAAGGTTTGCCATGATACCCTTTCAAAAATGAGCTAATAAAATCCTTAAAAGATTGTATCACGGCAAACACTTATTGTCAAAACAGCTTACATCGTTTCGATAACATTCTTGGCTGTGTTAATCACAAATGCACGATAAGATTCCCAAGTATCGTCCGTGATAAGATTTGCTTTTAACAGGTTGGCTTTGTAAAGCGTAGACAAAGTGATTGCATCTTGAATTACAAGGGGGAAGTCAGGGTGGCTTGCAATTGCAGCATCATTCCAAGCTTGTGCGGCCTCTTCTTCTGTACATTCTGGATTAGCTTTGATGAAGTCTATTGCAGCACTTTTAGCAGCAAACCTCTCCGATTCCACCAACTGCGTGATAATGGATTTAGGGCCGTAGTCCGCTGTGATTCCCGGTCCTGCACCAGCTTCCAGTGCAATCAGTTCATCTTGAGCAGAGGCCAGCGAGATTTGAGCATCACTGTTTACGCTGTTGAGGCGTTGCACCAGAGAAGCTGTAGCATTCATAGAGCCTTGCAAACCGGCGATTCTCTGTCGAAGCTCTTGACGCCTAGCTTCATTTGCCAGTGCAGTTTGTACATCGGTATTAGTCATTTTGATTCCTTATTAGAAAGATGCTTTCGTGTTATGGCACAACAGGCCACCAGCGAAATACGTACCCGCGCCTTCGACACGGAAGCTAACTACTTGGCCTTCTCCAACAGCAAGGACAGACTCTACAATGCTTTCTTCCAAGCCAAGGATTTGATCACCCCCACGAAGATTTTGCACTGTAACCCAACCACGTTCCGCTACTGCGAATCGGTGATTTTCACTCCATTCGGTAGCCGCGCCGTTAGTGAGTTTGACGCGATAGCGTTGTGCCCAAATTGTTGTCAAATCCCGTACAGTGCCGCCTTGTGGCAGGACTTGCATATTATTGTCATTGACAGCAGCAAGCCTTGCGCCGTTATGGAGATCGGCCGCATTGATTTCTTTACCATTCAATAGCCTCACTTTAACCCAAGGCGCCGGGCAAGCACCTCCAGATGCGCCGGAACCCCCACCAGAAGAGCCTGCCACGCCGGTGATTGTTCCGCCAGGGCAGATGATGTTGTTCTTGTATGTGGTAGTAGTACTGGATGTACTAGCGCCAGCAGTAGATGTAGTGGGACCAAAGTCCTTGCTTGCAGACCACCCATATGTGTTAGCCACCCTGACCCGTAAGTAGCCACAATAAACCCCATAAGTACCACCTGCTCCTACAGAACCGTGCAAAATGTTCGGCGATTGACCTGAAAGGTTCGGATTGGCTGAGGGGGGTGTCGGACTATACCATAACGCATTGCCGTCGAATAGGAAACTCGTTGTGAACGATCCTCGGGAGACACCATCTGCCCCTGTTGATCCGCTATACGTTCTTGATGGGCAGGATTGATAAATTTCAGTAAATGGGGATGTGTCATTAGGCTTCGCAAAAAATTGAACATGAATTTGTTGCATAGCATCTAAATTGTCCGTATTACTAGAGTAGGATGTCGGCGTTAAGGCGAAGCCGTAGAAAACACTGTGCATACCAGTACCACTTCCCGGGAGACCTCCGATGTTTGTTTGTGTGTTATCTGAAGTGTAGTACTCAATAATCGACATCTTTGGAGTGATGGACAAGCAATTAATATCTGGCGCACCGCCCCTTGTCGTAGCGTCGTTATTGCCTCGCCAGATGATCCTGTTCGACGTGACACTGCCATCAATACCCTGCACAAGTCGGAACCAATAATCGTTGAGGACAAGAGTGCCGATCTGGAAAGAATTCTTCTCAACCTTCAAAGCAGTTCCAGTCGAAGAAAGCTTCGCACCCGCAGTAGGATTACCACTACCATCTTCTGCATAATTGGTCGTGCGCAGATCGGAAATGTGCACCGAGTTGATGGCTTGGTTGGCGATCAGAGTAGAAGAGTTGAAACTCGTAATCTGGCCGTTAACGTTCGTACCAAGTGTTGCTCCTACTGTGGCGTTATCTGCCGGCTTGCCGGAACCGGTGACACCGCTCCACGTAGCCGTAGCAGCTGCTGTAGCAGCAAGGGCGTTGACAAGCGCCTGTTTAGCGGTGTAATAATCAGTAAACTTACTGCGGAATGTTGGACCGTCGATGGCTGTATCCACGGCTGTGTTATTCCATGCAGGCGATAAACCCAGCAAATACGTAGACAGGGCAGCTTTTTTATTGTCGTAATCTGTACGCGATACAGTCAGAGAGTCGGCCTTGGCGTCCAGATCGTAGCTTTCCGCGTCGATGGTATTCCATTCTTTGATAAGAGCGGATTTCTCACCCTTCGACAGCACGTTGTCAGCACTGATGCTATAGATCGAGGTTGCTTCCTCCAATCGGATATCCATCGCGCCTTGCCCGACAGCAGACGTACCGGAGGCGTACTGAAACCACACCCCGATAACCATCGTTCGTGCGTCTGATGGGATCGGCTTGGAGGTGTTTGCCCCAAAGTAATCGCCATAACGGGTCCAAGTCGTAGCCGGAAGGCCCCCGAAGGTGTATCCGGATTGTGAACCTCCCCAGCTAGTGCTGAGCCAAGTTCCCTGATAGTCGTAAAAATCTACGAACAGGTAGATATTGCGGTTGTTGGCTGAGGTGGCGGCGAACAACAGGGCGTTCAGGTTGTAGGTCTTGGCTGCGTCCACGGCCACTGCCCGCACTGCCCTTACCTTCTGGTCAGTGCCGGAGGAGCAGGTGAAGAACTTCGTCCCGGAACCCCCACCAAGGCCTCCAGTTGCGGCAATGCTGATGTTCGGTCCGACGATGTTCCACGAGTTCGGATTTTCCAGATTTGGGTCATCATTCAGGGCACTACCCTTGCTGGGCGATGTGAAGTTGGCGTTGTCCTCTGGCCTACCTGTGCCGGTTACGCTATTCCAAATTGCCGTCGTGGCAGCGGAGTTAATGGCTGTGCTAACCTGACTAGTTTGCGAACTCAGTGCCACACCCGCTTGCAAAATGATGTTACCACTGCCGTCTTGGATTGTGGCAGACTTCATAGTAACACCACCACCAGCGTCTACCGAGAAATTCCCGTTCGCAGAGCTAATGGTCCCACTTACAGTCAAGTTGCCAGTGTTCGTTGTAATGGCGTTGAGGCTCCCCACTTTCAACGAAGACCAATAAGGAATCGACCACGTTACTTTGTCAGTTGTGGGATCATAAATACCATCGGACTGATACAAATATTGTCCAGATGTTAGAGATGGTACTGCGCTGCTCCACGTTCCAGTGATGCCCCCATCATTTGTAGCAGGCAGGCTTGTCTTACCAGTTGTCTGTGCAGGGGCTGTTGTAGTGGTTGCTGTGGACGAAGCGCAGTATGCTGTAACATACGACGCACCTTGTTGCCCTGTGCTGCCAGCATATCCTACGGACGAAACAGAAGAGGATGTCCAAGTAAAACTTGTTTGTGTAACAGTGGCAGCATCTGTAAGATAAACTTTAGCAGCCCAAAGTGTCATGCCCGGTGTTGGCGATGTTCCTGCTGTTGCAGACCAACCAGAGGGGATAGAACTAATTGCCCCGCCACTCCAAGTGTATGTTGCTGTACCGGAAGGGCTCGCAGGAATACTTGCAGCCCATTGATAAACTGTGGCTGTGGCACTCTGAACTCCGCTAGCACCTTGGGGGCCAGTGGCGCCGTTCTTAGTCCATGCTTGAACAGTTGCATTTGTATAGCTCACAGAGCTTGACGTAGTTCCGGATGTAGCCACAATTTGAATGATGGCTACAAAAAGGTTAAGGTTTGCAGTGCCGGGATTTGTAGGGACAGCAGTGCTCCACCCGTCATTTGTCACGTATCCGGTGTTGGCACCAGTGGACCAATTGTAATTGGATGTGCCTGTCGGATTTGCGGGAACAGAAGCAGCCCATTGGTAAAGATAAGCCGTGGCGTATTGATTAGCCGGTGTACCAGCAGAACCTGTCCTAGACTTCGCAAGATTCACTGTTAGCGGAATCGTAACTCCGTTATAAACTGCTTGCAGAACAGCGCTCGCCGTATCTGCCGTCATTGCTGTGATGCTGTAAACACCGGAAGAATTAATAGTGGCTGTGCAATTAGTCTGAGAAACAACGGAATATGTTACGCTCGCACCCGTTTTATCTGTGATGCCATCGTACACTTTGAATGTACCAGTGGCAGATGCATAGCTTACCACTGTACCGTCGTTTGCTGCGGCAAGTGTGATAGACTGGTTAGTCAAGAAACCGCTGACAGAATTTGTGCCACCCGTCACTTGCACAAGCGTCATCTCGTCCGTATAGACACTGCCATTAATCGTAGCCTGTACGCGGAAGTTACGAGACGAGCTAAAATCTCCAGATGCAACTTCGTAGGTGGCTGATGTAGCACCGCTGATGTTGCTCCACGTAGAGCCTGTCCAATACTGCCATTGATAATCGGTAGCATTGTTTCCGTAAGGTGTGGCATTCAGGATAATAGACGATGGAGAGAATGCGCTAGTCGCTGTTGTGCGACTAAATACTTGCCCCCCGAATGTAGAAATTTCAACCCAGCTCGCAGAAGAACCAGATTGACCAGCAGAACCATCTACAACCTTAGACAAAGTGGTACTAGCGGTGTATGTCGTCCCGTTCCGAGTTACACTTGCAGTAATCGTTGCAGTGCTTCCCGGCATCCCGTTATAAGCCACTGTTGCGGTGTTATTGCCATTGTCAGTGATGGTTGCTCCGGTCGCAGTGAACGAAGCTGTACCAATAATGTTGAGGAGGTGGGCAGTAACAGTAATGTAGGAGGGAGTGGTTGTCCCAGTTGCACTTACGTGGAATGTCGGAGAATCACTCGTAATTAAAATTGTTGCATCTTGAGAGTTTACGTCTCGCTGAGATATTCCCAGCAAGAGCACATCCCTATCATTCATTACTGTTGCCATTGTATTCCTTTAAATTAAAACTTCCACCATGATAGTGCCATTGAACCAATTAGGGCTCAGGGACACCACCACGCCATTTTTACCGTTCGACAGACCATAACGAGGATGCACCAAAGTGACTGCGCAACCCAGCGTCAGGGAGTTGATCAGATCAGACGTTCCTGTGAATTGGAACACATTCCGTGGAGTGCTCCACAAAGCAACACGCCTGTCAGCCTCCGCTGCCGCATCTACTCTACGTAAGAACATTGTGTCAGTTCTGGGTGGGGCTGCGTTAAGCTTGTAGTCTGTCTTGGCTGTTGCATTTGTTGATGTTGTTGTCAACCACTCTTGTGCAAAAAGCTTCTTGTGTTCATCCGGAATGCTCGTAAGTAGATTATCCTGCACAGTGTAGTTTTTGTCAAATCCTAGCTTAATCGATGCTTGTACAAGTGGCCTGCTGCTGATTTTAAGACTGCCAACAATAATCTGAGTTGTGTCAATTCTTACAGGAGTTCCAGTACCTGCAATATTTACTTGAATAAGACGAAGCAAACCCGAACGAGATGTCACCAAACGTGCATCAACACTCTTGGCCAATTCCTGACAAGTGGTTAGAACGTTATCTCCACTCTCCAAAAACACCCCAACTGGTTGTGGACACGTTGTATCAAATGCAGAGAAGTTAGTAAGATCAATATCTGCATCTGTGTACCGCGACGTGGCTGTGCCGAACTTGGTTGCCATTCGACGGATAACACCAGCAATAGTATTTACATATGTTGTGTTCTTATCGCCTTGCACAGAAGCTGTAATCGTGCCAGCCGACGAATGAGACAAGGTGAACGTGCCATCAGACAAACTTTTCGTAATAGCTACAGGAATACCATTGTCCCGCACTTCGATGATATCTTCGATTGGGCCATTGTGCACTTGATACTTAAGCTGTGTTGCATCCAGAAGTTCAGGAGTGACGTTGTGCACCTCGCCGAATGCAAGTTTGAATAAGTTATCCTTGTTCGTCGGTGCAGGTACGGTTGTGTTGACATCTCCAATCTTCTGTTCTGTAGCCGGGGTGTTCAACCTCTGAAGCTTGTCAAGAATCGTAAGCGTAAGAGTTTTCTCATCCTTGCTATCAATAGTGGCAACAATGCCATTGAAGATCATCTGAAAATCAGACCGCTGCCAACTAGGATCACCAATCCATGCCACAATGGATCGATTATCCCACACATCATTAAGCCAACTATCTCGCTCGCCGTTATTGTTAGCAATCTCAAGATCGCCACCAGACAACCCGCCTGTACCTTCAACATCCAGCTTTTCTGTGTATTGCAAACCGGATGTTAGTACAGGAAGATATTGCTGGTTCGCTGGGGTGTCTGTAGGGGCCGTCACATAAACCCCTGTGGAAAGGTAACGGGTTGTTTCCACCCCGCCACTCTTCACATTCACCTCAACCAACACAATACGAGGAGCGGCAGGATTTTTAAGCCATGCCGCAAAATCAATCATATTACCTCTCTACAATTTTATAAGTGCTTCCAACTTTAGTTGATGCAATTGCACCAGTAGTCCCGCTCACAATCTTGTTAGCAGCATTGTCTTGAGAATCGTACACTGCACCCACAAGCTTGTTAGTCGTGGATTGGTTAGACTCCTCGATGGTTACCTTCAAGTCGTTAATAGCTGCGACAACTTCGGCATGCACAGCAGACTGTGTACCTGTTGAAACTGTTGCTGTCACAGGCGTCACTGCCTGAGTACTACCAGTGCTTCCAATCGGCTTAATTTCACCTTTAGCTTCAGGGCTGTTGGCAATTGCATTAGCAATGTCCGTCATCGAAACACCGTCTTTCACCTTATCCAACCAGAATTGCATACCTGCTGCATCCGAGGCGCGGTGAAGAATATCTCCATACAGTTTTTCAATTGCTGACTGCGCATTGCTTGCTGCTTGATTCGCTACTTTGTCTCCTTGCGGAGTGCCTTTCAACGCAGTGATGAGATTGGCGATAGCTTGAGAAACAGTAAGCAAGCTGTCATTAACATCAATCAAACCTTCCACTTGTTTGTTCAAAGCATCCAACGTAGCTTGCGCAACATTCACTTGTTTCTGAGCCCATTCAGTTGCTTGCTGCGTCACTTTCTGTGCGTACACGAAGTCTTTCTGGTATTGCGCACCTGATGCATTAGCTACTTTAGAAGCCTCAAGGAAGGCTGTGTAAGCTGCCTCAAACTGCCCTTGTGCATCTTTATCACCGTTCTGCGCCTTTTCAGCAACAGTCTCAAACTGGGATTTAGCTTCAAGATATTTCTGTTGCGGAGTAAGCGGAGAAAGATCACCAAGCAGACTAGAAGAAGACAACTGCTTCAAAGTGGTGACAAGATTCTTCATCTTGTCTTGCGTATCTTTAATCGCATCGGACTCGCGCTTATATGCATCAGTCAAAGCACTACGAGCATCGTTTGCAAGCTTCTCAGTGTCGTCAATCGTCTGCGCAAATGCAGGAGCAATGTTCATCAGCGTAGCAAACATTTTAGCGCCTGCCTCTGTTGTCAAATCAAGGCTATCCACCACTTGCTTGAATTGCTCTTTAGTTTTAACGTAAGACAAGCCAAGGCCATCCATTGCAGTAGACACAGACTTGATGATCGGCATAAGCTTTTCTTGGTCTGTGTAGATTGCGTTGATGTAGCCCTTAACACCTTTCGTCAGATTGTCAACGGACCCGAATTGCGCAATCAACGCTTCCGATGTTGCAATTGCGTCTACGGCTTTTGGAATTGTCTTGCTGAGCGAATCAAACACGTCTTTCACTTGTTGCAGATCATTAGCAACACGCACAACAGTTTCCATCAACCCTTCACCAATCTTCTGATACTTCTGAAGGTCGGAGAATGCGAATTGAGCCATTTGGTCTCCAAGCTTGGAGAACACGTTCATCAATGTGCTTTGAATCTCGTCGCCGGTCATACCTTTCAGGCTGATGTTACCAATGTCAACGACGAAGCTTTTCAGTTTCTCATTGAATGCATCACCGCCCATATCTAACCCAACTGCTGCTGTTTTAAGCGTGTCTTCCATGCTCGTAACAACTTTAGTGATTTGGTCGTTGAACTCAGTGCCAAGGGATTGCGTGTCTGTAGAGTGCTTGTCGCTACGGAACCAACCACCTGAAGTTGTTGTATTGGTGTACTGACTGCCCATCAGGCCAGATACGTCTACTTGGCCAAGAGTTGTCTTGCCGATTGCCAGGCCAGTGTCGTCAACTGTTTTAGATCCACCGAACACGGAACTGAGTGCTCTGGGCAGCACGTGGCCGAGCACAGCGCCAACAGCAAGTCCGATTGGTCCTCCAAGGGAAGCCATCGCAGTAAAGGCTGTAAAACCTGCCCCTGCCGCATAACCGACACCCGCTCCGAGAAGACTTCCGGCTGACGATAACCCCTTACCACCAAACGATTGCGAATTGTTTGCTGTGTACCCAGTCAAGCCACTATTCTGAACAGCCAGAATTGCAAACTTTGAGATGTTGTCGTTAAGCTTTCGCAGAGCGTCAAGCATGTCATTTTGCACAACAAGTCCAAGTCCAGAATTCTTCTCAGCGATTTTCAGCGAATTTGCAATCGAATCAGATTTCTGACCCACTAGCCTGACATCAACACCGTCAGTGATTGTCGGAGAACCCAACACTGTTCCAGTGCCCTGCCTCCGCTGTTGCTCTCCTGAAGATATAGGACCACTACCACCACCAGAAACAGCAACACCAAGGCCAGCAACCAATGCAGTCATCGCAGCCATACGGGCAAACGCTGTGTACGGATCGCCTTCACCTTGCGTCAGGATCGCGTTGACACCTTTAATCAAGGACAGAGCAACTTCGGCAGTGTGCAACACCATTGCAGCTTTAGCCATTGCTTGATAGCCTGTGGAACCTTTTTGGAAGAAGTCAGCAGACGCTGCTGCCATATTTCCAAACGTGTTCATTTGAACTTCAGTGCTTTGCAACTGGATATCACTGAGCTGCTTTTCTTTTTCAGACGCACTGAGAGAAGCATTCTCGCGAACAAGGCGTGCTTTGTTAATTAAGTCAATTTGATCTGCCTGATTCTCGGCAAACTCTTTAAACATACGTCCGGCTGCTTCGCCACCACTTCCAAATGCTACTTTCAGGGTTTTACCAATCTCGTTACCAACATCTTTCCAGATTTTAACTTGCTCTGTTGCGATTTTAGTCAGCGCCGAGGATCGATTAAGGGCAGCGTTGTTCTGAGCGTCGTTTGCCTCTTTTTCAACAAACACACCTTTCAACTTCTGCCGTGCAGCACTCTCTTTGTCGATCTGGTCGATTCGCCGTTGATTGACAATAGTGTACATTGCATCCATGTTGAGGAGCTTTTCTTTTTCAACTTCCAGCGAATCAATTTTTGCTTGTTCAACTTCACTTGCCATTTCCTTCTGCCGCACACCAACAGCTTTAACGGCGTCTGGCAGATTATTGTAGGCATCCACTTGTGCTTGGACTGATGCCGTCTGTTTTTCAATCTGCTTGAGGATGTTGTCTTGCTCTTTTTGTTGTTTCACTTGCTCTGCTGCCAAGTTCACGTCAGGGACAAGATCATTCTCTTTTTGCTTGAGGGCGATATCGCTCATCACCTTGTCAAGCTGTTTCTGAATGTTTGCTTTTTTGCTCGCAGCATCGTTCTTCAAGCGGACATCTTCAGTATGGAAAGCTTTGATTGCATCCAATGCTTTTTGAAGATGGTCTTTTTCAAGTTCAAGCTCTTGGTCGAGGATGTCTTCTTTCTCGGATTGGGCCTTTTCATCTTCCATCAAGCCATACTTATTCTGAAAATCAATAAGCTTGATTTTGTTGTCCATTGCACGCTTCTGAACTTCGTACTCTTCGTTAATTTGGTTGATGATCTTATCTAAACCAGACATACCTTCTGTATGAGGCTTCGGTCCCGCTTTGATACTATCTCGCTCAACTTGCTTGCGCATCATTTCAACACTGGCATCAGACAGCGCACCCTGCATTTGTGCAGCGTAAGCAGGGTCATTCTTTGCACGCTCACGTTGTTGTGCAATGATGTTGTCAAACCGGGCAAGGCGCTGCTGAAGATTTTCCTCACCTTTGGAACGCTCCATCAAGTTTCGCAAATAAACCTGTTGCTCATTGGCAAGGCGGTCCATTGTTTTCTTGTGCCCCTTTTCAGCAGCATCATATTCACCTTGCAGAATTTCATTCTGAAGATTTTTGATAGCCGCCTTCACATTATCGATATCTTCTTTGGAATAACCACCAGACTCGATATTGTACGGGTCATTCTGCATTTTCTGAAGTTTTTCTTGCAGGGCTTGTAGTTGGTCGTCCTTACTGCCTTTGTGCAGGAGTTTGTTCCAGAAATTAGAAGCCTTCTCAGCCAGTGTATCCAGCAATTGCCCGAAAGGTGTAAGTTGAGCCTTGAGTTCTTCCGCACGAGCTTTTTCCTCGTCCGCAAGCGCCTTGATGGCGATACGCGATGCTGCTGCGTGTTCACCCTCGCGTTCAAGCTGAATAATATGTGCAAGCACTGTGGGCTCAAGGAAGTGCATTTGTTCGTCAAGCTGCATCGCGGCATTCGATACGTCTTTGAAGCCTTTGTCAGTGATCTTCAAAGGATTGCCAGCCAGTTTCTCAAAAGCTGCTGCTGTCTTCTCAACAGACACTCCAGCGTACTTTTCCATTCCGACTGCTGCTTCTGCGATCAGGTTAATTTGATCCGCAGTGAATTTACCTGTGGAAGCAACGGCAATAACAGCCTCACGAGCCTTGCCGAATTCGCCGTAGGCAGAGCCGATGCGGTTTGCCATCGTGTAGAGTGCATCACCTGTAGCTCCAGCAGAATTACCTGTCAGAACAACTTCTTTGTTCAGGTCTTTGAGGGCGGAAGCACTGTGCATGTACGTCATAATCCCGGCAACTAGCGCAACACCTACAGCGACGATACCACCTAGCAGCACACCGAACGACACACCAAGCGCGCTCGCAGCACTACCTAGCGCTTTCCAAATGGCAGGCATTACGTTGACGCGCTCGCCCAATACCAGCAAGGAGCCGTAGAAACGGTTAAGCTGGCCTGTGGCAAGTTCGTGTGTAAGAACCAACAACTCACGCGATGTACCTGCCGTAGCAAGGCTCAACCCTTCATGGGCACCTTTAGCACTCTTCAGCTTGTTGATATACTCGTCGGTTTGTGCAGAAACACCAAGCTCGGCAGCACGTTTACGGAGCACTTCAGCATTGTAGTCTCGCAATTCTTTTGTGGTCATCCCCACAGTATCTGCTTGACGCTTCAAAGCAGCTACAAAAGCCTCAGCTTGCACAGCAGATTGTTGTTCAGCTTTTTGTTTAGCTTGAAGTGCAGCCTCTTGCTCTCGTGTAGCCTGTGCGGCAGCTTTACCACGGGCAATCCAAGCAGCATAATCAATCTTCTCGCGTTGCTCTTGTTCTGCTTTCTCAGCAGCCCGTAACTTGTCAGTTTCTTCTTTGAGAGCTTTAATGTCAGCTTGCAGCTTTGCGTATTCAGCAGCACGTTGCCCTGCTTGATTAAGCGCATCGCCTTTGGCTTGTGCATTGGCTTCCATCTGCTTCTGTTTTTGATAAGCGTCGAATTGGATAGCAAGTGCTTTTTCACTCGCAGCGGTTGCATCTGCTAATTGTTGTGCCTGCCTAGTACGGATGTCTTCAGCTTCTTTTGCACGAGCAGCAGCTTCTTTTTGTCGTGTTTCTTCAGCATGCGCCCACAACTTGTCCATCATCGACATACCATCGAAAAGCTCTTGCTGAGCGGCCATTGCAGCCTTCGTGGCTTTGTCAGAGTAGAACGTATTAGCCTTCTCCGTCATCATGTCGATGATGGCATTGTATGCAGATGCCGCCTGTTGAGCAGCATCCACCTGTGCTTTGGCAGAGGCTTGTGCACCACTACCGATGTTAGATGTCTTCTTCTCAGCTTTCTCGCCAGCAGCAGCGAGTGCTTCGAGAGCCTTTGTTGTGTTTTCAATCCCGTCAGATTGCACACGTACTGTAAGTACAGATGCTTCTAGAGCCATTTCAATCCTTTTTCTGTCTTAAGAGTTTCAACTGTTCAATGAATTGCAAACCTAGAGCAATCTGGTCAACTTCATTTTCTTCCACTTCCGGAGTGTACGGTGCAGGACGTTTCGGGTCTGAAGCCTTAACATACTCTGAGCAATAAGCGTCCGACATCTTCTTAAGAATCTCTCGCTCGTAGAGCGTCATATCTAGCTCATTCTCTTCCCTAAATGCGCGAATTTCTTGCCACGTCAAGCCGTGCAAACCCACACCCGATTGCATAGCTTGTCCTGACGCAAAGAAAAAGTCCAGCAGGTTTGTAAATGCCTTGGGAATCTCAGGCAAATACACCTCTGCTGGACATGCAATGGCAGAGCCATCTTCGTCACGCTCTTTAAGAACGTTACCTTGTATTTGTTCTAGACGACTGTACTTGGCTTTCTCGGGCGTAGCGCCCAGCCAAGCCAGTTGTTTAGAATATGTAACTAGGAGAGTAGTTAGGCTTTCAAGAAAAAAGCGGGGTCGCCCACGGCATCGTTAATTTGCGAGCGAATCCACTCGTAACGAGCGTCTGCGTACAGTTTGCGGAAAGCGTCAGCATTGTCCACCGGCTCACCATCAAGCGTGAGATTCTCAATCTTCACAGACAATGCGGTCAGAAATTCCACACTCTGCTCTCGCATTTCTTCGGGTGTCGCCTCTCGCTTTCCGCGTTTTGCAGCCTTCTTCATCATCGCATCGACAGCACGGCGATAAGCTTGCGATGCAGAGCCTTTCACAATAATCTGCACAGGTTTCGATTCAGGGTCTTCCTTCTTACCGACTGGTGCAAACAGCGGCACATCCGTGACAGGGTGGCGCAGTTGTACAGTTGCTTCGTCGTTAAGTGCAAGGGTGTTAAGTTCAAAAGTCATGGTAGAGTTCCTTTAGTTATGTTATGCTTCTTGCGAAGCTGGTTTAGAGCTATATTGCTCTTTGATTAGTTGCTCGATACGTGCAATTAAAATTTCGTTATTTACTGACAAAAATGACTCTGTTCGTCCATCGAATATCTTAGACGGTTGAAGGTGTTGCTCCCGCAGTTCTTGCAATAGAATTCTCTCAAGTTCGTAAGGGTGTCTACCATCTTCAAAGAAGTATTTGCGAAACAGGTCAAATTTGTGTCCAAAAGATTTTGAGATTTCCCGTTGTCTACGCGAGACAAGTCGGTTTGTGATGCCTATCTTTGTTATATCTCCGCAAGTCAAAACATATAAATGTCCAGACCTGTCGATGTTGTATCCATTTTTAGAGCAAGATGGGCAACCAATCCCTGCTAAAATATTAGTTGGCCTGATCCAAAAGCTTTCGTGTTTATGGCAAACTACTTCAACTTTTCTATGTGCCGAGATGTAGAGAGCTTTGGAGTAATCATAATCAGGATTAACTTTCTTAGCCTCAGTCACGAAGCGCTCTCGTGCTGCGTTATTAATCTTTTCCGCCACATTAGTTGCACTGCAAAGAGGGCACCCGTTTCCGCGCAAATGGCTGTTGGGTATCTGAGAGAAAAATGTTTTGTGGTTTTTGCACCAGATTTTAATCTTTGTTTGGGAATTTACGTACTCTACTTCTTCGTAACTGTACTTATCTCCGTGCACTTCTATTGCGCGCGACACAAACTGATCTTTTGTATGACTAAGCCTAGTAGGAATCTCTTCTTTTATGCACTTTTTACAAGAACTTGTAGTTATAGCTGACACAAAAGTAGTCTCAAAGTACTCCTTGTGCACATTACAAAACAAGGTTATCTTACCCCTATAACTTTTGTAGACAAGTTTGTCAAACCCGTATTTTCCGGGTTGTTTCTCTTCAATCTGGCGTATAACGGTATCAATGCTAAGCCTTGGCATAATTCCCTTTCTTAAATATTCTCAAAATGTTAAAGTCTTAAGAATGCTTAAGAGAGGGATTTACATTTCCCGTACCTCTTGAAACATTTGTATAGAGCCGTTCACAACGTTACTCTTACAACGGAGGGCCGAAGCCCTCTTATTACTTAGGTGCCTTCGATAACAGCGTTATCCAATTCGATGTCGAGGTTGGTCTGCATGATCGCATCAGCATTACCAACGTTGGTTTGAATGCCAGTAACGATGCCTGTGAAGAAGGCACTGCCGCCCAATGCTGTGGGGTACGTGATCTTGAAGGCCGTCGAAGCGCGCGACGTAAAAGCGGTTTGCAGAGCCGTCATATCAGCGCCGGTATGCTTGGAAAGAACGGCGTTAATCGTGCCATAATCCACCGAGCCTGCCCGCTTAATAACTGTACCGGTGTCAAGAACGACAAACTTCTGCACACTTGTTTTACCGCCGAAAGTACCGAGTGATGTGACTGCTGCAATAGGCACCCACGTAAGCGATGCGAAATCAGTTGCAGTGTAGGTAGCAGGCAGCGTAGTAGAAATCGAAATCTGTGTAGTTGCGCTAGTTACGATTGTAGGAGAAGTCATTGTATTTCCTTTAAATTAAGTTATCTTTGCAAAGATGCTTGTTATACGGCGTAAGCCATATCTTGTTGTTCTAGGCTTCTTGCCTATATTGAACTCGTACAGCAGCCACCCTGAACTGCGTATCGATCATGGCAGAGCTAACATTAGGTGGTTGCTCAACCGAGAAGGTGCTGTACAATGCTTTATTCGCTACAGGGAACAGCGCAGCAACTGCTGACGTAAGCGTGTCAAGTTGCTTCATCCCCTTACCATCGGGCACATACACGTTGACTTGTACTGTACCGTACGTTCTTGTATGTGTTGCGTCCAACGTGGCATTCTTAGTAGTACTGTTGAGGAACACAACTTCAAGCCAAGGCGAACTCACCGGCTTATTGAACGCGACACCTTCATACGCAACAGGAATCACAGGATTTTGTGCAGCAGCGAAGGAGGCGATAGCCGACTCTACTTCTTGTCTAATATTCATAACTCTCCTTTACCATTCGCCTTTTGACCACTTGAAGGATGTATCTACAGGAGCATAGAATTTACGCATACCCGTCCAAGTCCATCCACTGATTGGGTCTTTGCCAGCAGGCCATCCAAGGTACTCAACACGCTGTGCGTAATTAAGATTGTTAGACAAGCTCACAAACCCATCCTTCTGAAAGAACGCTGTACTAGGCTTGATAATACTTTCAATTCTCGCTAGGCTATCGCTGCCATTGCTTGTAGCGCCTGTAATAGATGTGTCGAAGCTATTAACAGAAGGGAACCAGTTGGCAACGAAATGGCCTGCTACATAAGGGCCATCGCCGACGTGAGGGGAATTGTTGACAATGCGGGTGAAGAGGTTGTAGGCGACAGCGTTAATCTTGAAGTTAACTTCCGTCTGCACTCTTGTTATATTTTGTCTGAGAGAGTCTGCGAAACTTCCCATATACCTCCCTTACAGAAAAGAATTATAGCATTGGTGCACTATCTTGTCAATTTTACGAGTTCTTAACAACATAAGAACCGGAGAGCAAGCTTTGTGAATAGTTGTTGGCCCGGACAGTAATTTCATAAGAGTAGAAACCCGCTGTTAATTCACCAAGCCGGAACGATACAACACCCTTGAGATCCGAATTCACCTTGCCCTTAACCTCTGCAACAATCCCGTCGGTTTTGGAAATAGTGAGGAACAAAGCCATCCCCGTAATGTCTGCTAAAATACTTGTCCCTGTATCAAAAACAGAAAAGATGTCCTGTTCTACATTATCGTTAATTCTGACAATTTGCTTTGTAGTGGCGCCATATGGCACAGCACGAAGCTGTGCTTTAGGCTTGGCTGCAAAGGTCACATCGTCCCGGCTGAGCGTTTCATTGATAACCAACACTTTGCACGAGTGCATCATTCCTCCGCAATATCAATGTAAACAGTACGTTCATCTGTCCGTTGTGGCGTTGTAAGAGTTTTAATCAAACACGCTACTGTGGCAGCACTGCCGGGTGTTCCGCCAGAAATAAACACTGTCACTTTTGTTCCGTCAGAAAAACTGCCGACACTGCTCACACCATTTAAGGTGAAAGTCACATCGGAAATAGTGACAGAGTTGTTTGGGTCTGCGCTAATGTCATCCAGCCAAACAGACCAGTCAAACGTAATGTCAATAACTGCGTCAGGGTCTTTAAGTCCGCGAGGTTTCTTGGGGTCTGTTAAAGTCCACCACTTCCCACCTGTAAAGACTGGCGACGTGGCTTGTACGTTGATCGTTCTTGCTTGGCTTGGAGTAAACATTGGGATTACCTGTACTGATGTTAGATCGCCTGACACCACTCCATGCGAATAAATACCTGCACTAAGCGCAATAGAAGATAACGAAAGTGTTCCAGAAGTGGATGTGGATGCAGAGATAGATGCTGATAGTGTCGCAGACGACGATACCAATGCCGCCGTAATTGCTGCCGTAGAGACAGCAGCAGCAGACAATCTGATTGATGTCGTAAGACCCGCTGTTACAGAACTGGCGGCTGATGTCAAACCTGAAAGTACGTTTTGCACCGGGACATCAGGTGCAAAATACGCATACCCGTTATTAGTAGATGGCGCAAAATATTTCATTACGTCACCTGTACAGGGCCATTCCAATGCCTTCCGTCAGCCCCCCTAACACTCATATCACCTGTATCCCCAGCGGACATTGTAGAGGACGACGCGGTCACAGAAACAGTTCCAGATGCATCAGTCGTGCCGACATCTGTTGTGTACACCAATGCCCCGCCCGGACGGTCATAGCACCTAATGGAGAGATTACTTAGGTTGGCAGCAGGCCCGCTCGCGTCACCTAATGTGACAGAGAAAACACGTCCCGCAGATGCCGTGATGCCTGCACCGTTGTATTCCAGAGGAAGTGACAGTGTAGAGTTGTCTTTTGCAACATTGGACACATCTGGTGCGGTGCCGTACAACGAATAGAATGTCGGCTGATTAGCAGGGGCGCTAGCCAGTGTTACCCGTATTGTTGTCGCAGAGTTGTGCACAGCAGAGGAAATAGCAACATCCGTTGTTCCATCTACAGCGCGGAGCCCTGTAATACCGCTCGTGGGTGTGAAGTCTGTCCCGCTATCATGAACAAGAGTCAGATCATACACAGTTGACGAGACGCCTGCTGCCGATACAATTCTTGGTCCGCGATACTTCGTAGTCAAACCAAAAGCAAACTTAACCGCATTAGCTTGACGTTGTCCTAACGAAGTGAAACCACCTGCTGTATGGTGCGCACCGTCAACAAGGGGCAAGTCTTGACGTTCAACTCTGTAGAAATTAGTCTCAGCAGCCTTTTGTGCTTGTGCACGACGGATCATCTCAACCTGAGCGTCAGTAGGAGGTGTTACTGTCCTATTTCCCTCAAGACCAATAATAATAGGTAAATTGGGGTTGCCAAAGTCCGAGCGAATCATGTTGAACAATGAAGTCAGGCCGTTATAATAGCCCGTCTGTCCTTGATCTACTGTTGCCAAACTTGATTGCAGCTTAGCTTCTGTGCTACCCTGATGCCAAATAGCTGCGGCAATCTTGCCGCCAATTGCCGTCACGGCGGATTTGAAAGCGGTGTAAGCGTTGTTGCTTGCACTAGTAGCAGAAGACAACCATTGTCCACCCAAATTGCTAATCAGCAGACCAGAACCATCCCACGCATAATCCAGCATAGCAACAGGGACGCCTGTTGCTGCAATAATCGCGTTACCTGTGGCAATAGCACCGTTCATCGAAGATGAGTCGGGAGGCATCCAAAAACCGCTTGCTACGTTACCGTAGATAGAAAGCCTGCTGTCAGGAGTCAATGTAGAATCTCCCGTACGGAACTGCCTATAGCCGTTGGATTGACCAATGATAGGAACAATGTCACCAACACCCCTCTTACCGAGTGTTGTAACAACAGAAGTATTTCCTGTGTTTCGTACCTGAATATCATACATACCACCCTGCGGTACGTTCGCAAACGAGATTGTTGCGGAACCGCCTGTAGGGGATGCAACCTTAGTGGACCAGTCAAAACCTGTCAGGGCTGTGTTTGTTCCGTATGTGACAAGACGTGCGTCAATTCCTGTTGGTGCAACATTGGCGTAAAATACTTGTGCCGTAATAGTTCCTACACCGCTTTGTCTTTGGACAATTTGCCCATCAGTGAAAAGGCCAGCCGTGAAAACAGTTGCAGATGCGCCCACTGTGACAGAGGCATTTACAGAGCTAACGTGATGTCCGGTTGTGTCTGTTCCAATCGCCCCACCTTGCAATAGGCCAATTGTGCCCAAAGCTGTTAAGCGGCTTGCTGACGTATCTGTAGCACTTGCCAATAATACGTTGTCGTAGTACGCGCTCAGAGCAACACTGGCCCCTGTACCCGAAGCAGAGAATTTGAGGGAGTGAGGGCCAACTGAATTTGTCTTAGCAACGCTTGTCCCGCCTTGGTCCAGAGTGAGTGCAGTCATCGTCTGCGTTCCACCTGTTATCCTCACAATGGCAAGAGTACCCCCGTTCAGGCGGGCAAAATAGCCACTCGTAGGAGTTACACGCAAACCCACACCAACTTCACCAATATCCGTAAGTGTATCAAACAGCAGTTCGACAGTTTCACCGTCTACAGGTGTCGGGGCAGAAGCAAACAACAGCGATTCTGAGGTGTCTACGGAGTAGGAGCGCCCACCTGTCGCATCAATATGCGGCGTGGAGCCCAAAAATGCGGACATCTTGTTCCAAGTTGCGCCAACCTCGCCAGACCTTGCTGTAACCAATGCACCAGCAGTGCCTGTGAATGTATCAGTAACGTAGTTTAGTGTTACTGTGGTTGGGCCGGGGAACGCAGCGGACAATACAGATGTTGCGGTAAGAGACGCTGCCAGATTAATCGAAGCAGGGGCACCTGCACTATCGCTCGTCTCGTTAACAAATACTCCACCAGATAAGACCTCTTGTCTTACATTTGTCTCGTTAACAAATGTGCCATGACTAGTAATATATTCACGAGTCATGTCAAGCCACCGTCAATTTTGGGCAATAGTAGATTGTCTTATTTGGCGCGTAGCCAATGATTCGTGCCCGAATGGTTCCTTTTTCGTAAGGGGTAATAGGTACAGAAAGCCGTTGTTTGACTGGAGTAGTCATACCTGTTGTCGTAAAGGTTTGCGTACTAGACCCGATATCGGTTGCTGCCGTCAGTACGTTAGCAGGTGCGGACGAGTGGACAGTGCCCACAACATTTCCGCTAGAATCGAGAGTAATAACTTCTAAGACAAACTCATTATTTTGAAAGGCATAAGAGGCACCTGCGCCTTGTCCAGCCACCACCGACGAGTCGTGCACAAAATCAACGGAAACGGTCTTTTGGACTCCCGGCGTGAACGCGCTGTCTTCTGCCGACGTACCCGGATAAGCACGTTCGATAGCAGTGGATTCAAAACCAATAGCGGGATACTTGACACTTGCACTTGTGGTGAGTTTCATGGAGACAGCGTCAGTACCGACAGCGGCGCCACCTGACCTGTAGATAGTGGTGTCAGATTTAACCGATCCAAACGTATCTTTTGCCCACAAATAAATCTTGCTAGTGTCAACAATCGCGTTGTACATCTCAACCCGAGTAGCTGCCTCAGCGGTTGTTGGAGCAATCAAATCTCCAGTCCATGCAGACGGGAGTTTAATATTGTTAAAACGAACGCGATACGCGCCGTTGGCAGTGGATTCAACAAGGTGCATAGATGCAGCCCCATTAGACAAATCCACATCTGCAATCACGCAATCCCCTCCGCGTACAGAGCCGCCCGTCAACGAAATAAGCGTGCTTGGTTGAGTACCACCTGCAAGGATGGAACCGCCGCGCCAATACCAAAATCCCGAGATCGGAGCAATACGCTGCGATGACGACGCAAATTTCACACTGCAATTGGTCCACACAGTTTTCGTCTTGTCACCGTTGCAGGGAACAATTTTAGAGAGCCCGCCTGTCGATCCAATCACGAAATTACAATTTTTATAACTCTGAAAATCTCCGCTGTTAGATGCTTGGACCATATTCGCACTAGAACTGCTGCTATTAGCAATATTGAAAGTAATGCCCTCAATATACCCAATACCTGTCACAGTGATGGAATATGCACTGCCGCTAGTGGTTACACTTGCAGCAGCAGATGTAGCAGTTGGTGGATCGGCAGCATCGTTGCCGCAGATAATGCTGCTAGGATTTGCAAACGAGCCGTTCATAGCAACCGTAATACTTGCAGCAGAACTTTGTGCGTGAACTTGCGAAACATAGACTACATCCCCAGCGGCGTATGTAATCGAGTGGATATCGGCCTTGGAAAGTGCCCAGGTTGCCCCACTATTCGTGTTATTTCCGTCCGTAGAACGTACGTGGTAAGTAGTCAAGATTGCACCTCTTAGTTGTCAATTTGGATCGACAGCGCTGCTGCCGAGAAAGCGGGTGCGCTATCTCCACTATTAACAGTTTTATTGGTAGTGAGACTGCCGTACCAGAGTTCATTTCCCCCGCTTGCAGCATCAAAAACACCAAGGCCCACAACCGTACCCCAGTTTGCCGTAGGTGCAGGGAAGGTGATAGCATTGTTGTTGGACGTAGTTCCAGACGTACCGCTCGACGCCACAGTCGTTCCAGCACCTTGTGTACCAGCCCAGTTAGCCAGCGACGACGTAACAGCAACACGAGCATACGAACCACCGCTAACTTCAACACGGGTGCCACCAGCATCGTTGTCAGAAGTGGTAAAAAGGGCAATGTACAGCGTTGCCGGTGGCGTGAAAGTTTGACCTCGGAACACGAAGTCAATCAGTTTGTTTTCCAAGTAGTCGCTCATTGCGCTCATATCATTTTCCTTTAAGTTATTGTGTTATTCGCGCACGTACAGTTCGTACAGAACGCAAGAGTCTTGTGCCAACGACGGATTAAGCTGCTTTACCGTGACAATCTTGTACAGCTTATCGCCAATCTTAAGCAAATCTTTGTTGGCGTTCAAATGGGGCAGGGATAGTCCAACTTCGGTTTTTTGTGGAGGCCGTACGTAAACTTGCTTATCACCTGTTTTGATGAGGGTGTTTTGTTCAGTGCCTTCTCCCTCGCTCTTACGCACATAGTCAAACACCATAATATTTACAAGATAGTCTTGGTAAGACACAGTGTTCTCTGATGTGGCAGGGTCATACTCTTCGCTGACGGCAACACTGACATAAGCTGTTGTGCCAAACTTAGACATCATGGATGCTACGGTGCGGTCTAGGGCGTTCATTATTGAGGCTCCACGCCGCCATTCGCAACAGGGCCACTATAAGGATCAAAAGGACCAGCAGCAATTTGATGAAGACGTTCATCAGATGTTGGGCGATTCTGTGCGTTAGTGAAGTCTTCCTTGAACTGCAAGATAGGATGAACTTCGTCAGCGCCTGCAACATACGGCAATGGGCAAACACCGTTGAAAGCGGGGTCTTTAATAACAAGCTTCAAAAATTGCAAATATTGATTAAATGCTTGCTGTCCGTACACTTCGACAATGCCCATCTTCTGTTGTGTATCAAAAGCCAAACCTGATAGGATATATTGTCCACACAAGATTGTAGCTGCGCGAAGATTCCCGTTAGTGTCCGATAAGGCACTTTCGTAGACTTCATCAGGAAGTCGTGGAATGTCGTAATAGTCACCAAGGCGGTAGCGCAGCTTACCGACGTTGGAGTCAAGATCAATAATGGGCATCTTCTCTCCTAGTAGAATTGTAAAAACGCCCTCCTAAGAAGGCGTTTCAGCTATACTACTATTAGTTGCTGGAAGTCACAGACCACAGCGAAGCAGGGCGTGTGCAGAACATAAGAGGAGCAGCTTCCAGTTCAAATTCAACGTACTCATCACGCGGATCAACGTACGAACGGACAAACAGTTCTTGGCCCGGCTGATTGGCTTCCGACAGCTTAGCCGAGGGGCCATTGAAGCCACGGAACAGGTCTTTAACACCGTCAGCGTAAGCGATACCAGTCGAATCAGCAAAAGCAACTTCGGTAGTGCCGTTCGGCAGATTGAACGTTGCGTCATACGACACGAACGTGATGCCACGGTGCGTGAAGTGATCCATGATGCCCCACTTCATGTACTCTGTGGTGTCATCACGCAGCGCTTGGTTGCCAGCACCGTTAGCCATGTAAAACTGGTAAGCAGCTTTCATGTTCGGATGCGAAATCAGCTTGTCGAAGAACACCGGATCAACCAGAACTTTAACACCGCCGATTGCACCACCATTCATAACGCTCTTAGCGATACCCGATTTCAGTTGACGAATCTTCTGGTCAACGTTGGTAGTATTCGTGCCGAGAACAAAATCCACCGAGCTTTGGGTGATGCTGAACAGCGAGAACATGTCTGCCATCACAGTACCATCCGGCGACTTGGTGACGCCCTTCAGAGCTTGCAGACGCATGTATTCCATCGTCTGGTCCCATGCAAGACGCAGGTCAGCCATCTTTTCAGCCGTAACACGACCATACGTTTCGTTATCGGTCGAACCCGGTTGACGCCAACCTTGGATATCCTCGTTGGTGATTCGATCAGCGGCTTTGAAATAAGCCAGCGGCAGCGAGAAAGTATCAACCTTGCGCTCATGACCTTGAACAGCAGCGTGTGCGCCACGATTCACTTGAGGCATCAGCGTGACGGTCTGGTAGTCCTTATCGAAGATAATGGCCGTTTGCGGGGTGGACCGTGTGCTGAACAGGTTTTGGCTGTTGATGTAGCCGTATTGCAGGGGGGTTTGGGTAATGCCGTCAACGAAATCGGCATTTTTGAAACTATTGAAATAGTCGCGAATAGTCATGCTCATTGCAAGGTTCCTTTAATTATTAAACTTGGGTACGGACGTGGATGTTCTTAGC